TCGACGGATCAACATCTTAATGATCTAGCTACGATAGCAACACTTGAGAATCAAGGCTCAGCAACGGCCGCTGCCGGTGGAACTATAGATAAAACTACCAAATGGATGTTTCAATCTGGTGTATTGGACTTAACAATACGAAACACATCCGGACAATCGGATGGTGCAATCAACTCTCAGATCGCACTGGAATTAGATATCTACGATATTTCCTCACCCTTGCAATGGGATGGTAACGCAAGCGAAGCTGGGCTCCCCAATCTTCAAGCGATTTTCGCGCAATCTTATGGACAAACAAAAGACCTAGACGCAGACGGTCTATCCATCGGAATCGAAGCCTTTCGACGGGGTGCAACCCCCTTTGAGGCAAACCAGGCTCTCAGCCGTTACCGTTTACGAATTAATTCAAAAAAGAAATACTTTCTCCCTGCTGGCGGCACATTGACTTATCAAACACGTGATCCAAAACGCCATGTCATCAATACATCTCGTCTGGAACGTCTTACTGGATCTAATCTCCCTGGCTGGACTCGTAATCTGTATTTTGTATTTAAAGCAGTCCCTGGAATCGCAGTTACTACAGAGACTCGCGAACGAATTACAATCGGAATTACACGCAAATACCTGTACAAAATAGAAGGCTTTAATGATACTCGAGATCGATATATTAACTAAGGAATAAATACATTCTCTACCATTACTGCTGATGCTTCTGCCCATGAACTAAACTTTCTATGATCCTCCCATACTGCCATAATATGCCATTCACTCACTCTTCGAGCAAAACTCTGGAAATAACAATTCTTATACCAACTTGAAGGCAACTGATTCGTCGTAAAGATGATAGTCTTGGCTACAAACTGGACCTGCCCTCCCTTTGTCTCCACCATAAGTGGATACCGATCACAAATACGCAACACAAGATCAAAAGGCAACCAACCGTAAAACTCATCAATAACAACCACTTCCTGACCAATATACCCGTCCCACCAATTGGATCTCTGCTTCCAATATGCTCCTGGATACTCCTCCATTGCCCACCTGGACTTTCCAGTTCCAGTGGGTCCCTGTATGACATGAACTTCTACTTCGTGATTTCTTGGCTTAGTCTTAATACACTGATATTTTTCAAATGCTCTGAAATTTCTGACCCACAATTCAAAATGTTGATCAGCTATATCCTCAACGGTTACCGTTCCGGAATCTAACTTCGCTTTGATTTCCAATAACTCTTCAGATTTATTTATTTTATTCTTCATTAACTTCGAAACGAATGCGTCGCACAATGCTCCCACTAACAACTCTCCATTCTCCCATGCGTAGGGCCCGCTTTCTCGAGTGTCGTCTTTCGTGGCGTACCCAACTGCCTCTTTCACAGTGCCACGTCTTTGTTCCCAATGAGCTTGGGGTAATAGCTCCTTCATAAAGTGCAATCTCCGCGGCGACGTCATCGTTAAGACGCCCTGCCAATGCCGCGTACCATTCACTCCTACTTCCACTTGCCACACTGCCCACTTCACTGCTTCTGGCCACGTGTACTCTGTCGTCGGGTTGTTCCATGTGAAAATCCAGCTTCGACTCGTCATCCTGCTCTGCTCCTAATTCAAATCTCTTTTAAATCCTCATGCTGTCCCACAAAATAATATTAACCCCCTCAGGGTTAGGGTTAGGGGGCGAGTGGGTTAGGAAAATTAGCCAATCCCCGGCTGACACAGTTTGCAGTTAGTATTACCTGCAAACCTGTATCGTGTCACTCTGACACCCCCTATTGGTCAAAATGGCATTAGCCAATTACAACTCAAACAGCGGAGTCTTAAGCGCTGTACGCTCCGCAGGAGAGATATATAGGAACATACCTTCAGGTACCGGAGACTATTTAATGCGAACCGCTAGAAATGGAATGCGCCGCCTCACTGGATTCAAACGCCCTCGATCTACAAATGCTCGTAGATCTTTCAGAGGAGCCAAAAAACCATCCTACCGCGGAGGGGGAGGGATCACTACCCAACATGATCGCACGAATGTGTATCGAAAAAAGCGAATGCCGTCTCGTAAGCGACGAATTTGGAAACGCTTCACTCAGAAGGTTCACGCTGTGGCGGAAAAAGAGCTAGGAGCTCGTACTGCATTGTTCAGCAATCAGATCTTCTTTGAAAACACCGATCCTAACGCCCAAGGCCAAGGATCCGTAGCCCTATACGGAGGACGCTCGACGGATCAACATCTTAATGATCTAGCTACGATAGCAACACTTGAGAATCAAGGCTCAGCAACGGCCGCTGCCGGTGGAACTATAGATAAAACTACCAAATGGATGTTTCAATCTGGTG